GTTGTTTTATTTTGAAATAGTTGTTATCTTTGCAAAAAGCAATGTATCAAGTTATCCTCCGTCCGCGTTTATCGCGAGACACACGAGGAAGGTGACGGATCATTGCTTTTTTTATATACTCGTAGAATGTGCATGTAATTTCCATCCCTATTGCATTTTACTTTCATTTCAACCTTATAGCAATCATCAACAATCTCGTAAACCTTAAAGTATGCGCCAGGGTGGTCAATGCTTTTTTCATTTGGGTCTACGAGTGTTGCAGTTTTTATGAGTTCGTGGGCTTTCTTTGCATATTCAAGTTTAAGAGGATACATTGGGTCGTCCTGATACTTGCTGATTGACTCATCGTAGAAGGAACGCTTGATGATAATATTTGTCCCATCTGACGCACTAACTTCAAATCGTTTTGCCATGAATTTTCCGAGAGTCCCAACTGGCAAATTTTCTTTATACCAATTTACCAAAGATTTTTTGGCTGTGTTAATTTTGGAACGACTGACCTCTGTATCAATTTTATTCTGTTCAATGCTCCTTACTAACTTGCACGCTGCACACAGTTCATTCTCAGGAACAAACCTTGCCAACTTGATTTTCCCCTTAGCTATGTCGCAGTCACGGCACCGACGAATTGTGTAGGGGTTGTAATCGGGCATGGTCTTTTGCTGTATGCCGGGGTTGAAATGGAAGATGCCCTTTGTGTCGTCTTGCAGAGCCTCTTCGCCTCTTTTCATTGCCTCGTCGTGGGGAGTGACGGGGTATTTGGACTTTCGCACCTGGACTACTGTGCATCGGCAGTTCCATCCGTTGGGAGGATAGTATGTCTGCCAGAAGGGGTCGGAAGGCGGGAGGGTGACACCATTGAGCGCAGCGTGTGCGGGACGCACCTTGCTGTCGCCCGCCGTGCGGTACTGTAGGTTGTATCGGTCGCCGTCTTCGGCGAACTGCTCCCACTTGGCTGCCATCTGTGCAGAGGCCTGCACGAAATTGTACTCGGCCCGGAGATAGTTGGCGTTGTATGTGTCGTTGATCTTCTGAACGTCGTTCAAAAAGCGTTCAAACGGTTTTCGATTGCCGTTCTCGTCGAGCAATGAGGGGAACGCCTCGTTGAGCTCGTGGAAGGTCTTGATGCCGGAGAAGATGTAGTTGGATCGAGTAAGACGCTGGCGCATGATGTCGGACATTTCCACGCTTTGCAAGTTGCGGTCGAGGACAGTTGCATGAGCCTCTATCAAGCTTTGAACATTTTTATCAGCCATGATGTCGATAGAGAAAGAATTTCCTTTTTGGTTGAAGACAACCTTCATAGCGTCCTTGAAACCCTTGCTAATATCTTCGCTTGGCAGACAGACGTCTTCACCAGCCCCCAAACTAAGCAAACTTTTTGCAAGTTCCGTATTAACATTATTCATGTGAGAATAAGAAAGCAACTCTTTTGGTAGAACCTTACCCCTCATGATCGCTGCATTCAGTTCAGCCTCAAACTCAGCACGATTGGTAAGGGAATACTCTGAAAGTTGCTTTTTGATAAGTTCCTTGTCTGCTTTATCCATTTTCCATTCGTGTTCTACTGAGCGAAAATAATCGGGGTCGTTGCAAAAGTCGATATAGTGTCCCAATTCGTGTAAGATAGTGTTGCTTTGGGCATGCCATCCCCCACGGATAGCATCCTCGGTATCTTTTACCCATGTTTTATAAGCACGTTTATTCACATTGATGATATTGGGTGCTCCCTCGCATATAGCAGGGTGGAAATTTGCACGAGTCAAGCCATGGAATCGTTTCCTTCCCCCCAAATCTACCTCACGCAACTCCGGTAACTCCTTGATGCCATGCCTAAGTGCAATTCGCGCAGCCTCTTCAGCGTCTTCTCTCACATACTTGTTACTGATGACACTTGCCCATTTTTTGGCGATGGCATCAATTTCCTCTTCCTTTTTGCTGAGGCATAAGGAAGACAGACCGGTGTCATTGGCTAAGATGTGGGCATATCGTCGGTGTAGCCCCAGGTAGTCGCTGGGGCTTAGTCGAAAAAAGGGGGTGTGGGGGGTGTGGGGGATGGGCCTTGCTGGGCCTGACTGGGCCTTTCTGAGCCTTTGGGGCTTGGGCTTGGGTGATGGGCCTTACTGGGCCTTTCTGGGCCTTTGGTGAGAGAGGTGGGTGTTGTGGGTGTTGTGGGTGTGGGGGTGTTGCGTCGTTCGCCTACTGGCATGCTGTATTTGTCGGCGAAGTAGGTGGGGTCGACTTCGTAGCGGTCGGCGATCATGGTCTCGTATGCTACCTGCTGCTCTGGGGTGTAGTCGACGGCGTTGTCCCACTCGAAGCGCAGGCCCTTGACCGGGAATCCGTGTTTGATCATGCGCGGAAGGAGCTGGTTGTTGACGATGTCGCGGAGCATGGTGCAGTCGCTGTCGACCAGGTTCTGGAAGACTTCGAGGTGAGTCTGCGACTGTGAAAGGCTGCTGCCGTCCTCGATGGTCATGGTCTGTCCGATGATGAGCTTGGAGAGTTCGGAGTTGGCGCGATCGATGCGCTTGTCGTAGACGTTGAACGCGTCGCCCTTTCCGCTCTCGACAAATTCGATTTCGGTGTCCTGCCCTGCCACCATGTACTGGCTTGCTCCGGCACCCTTGAGCATCTGTTCGAGACGGCTCATTTCCTTAGGGTCGCGCGAGGTGGTGCGTGCTATACGCATAGGCATGCCGAAGATTTCGCCGAAGGAGTCCCAAAAGGCGAGCATGTTCTTCTTAGGAATGGTCTGTGTGGCCGCCTTGAGGTAGAGTCCGAGGTCGTCGGGACGTCCGGCTTCGATGAGCCAGTCGGTGAAAGGAGCGGTGCGGTAGTCGATGCCGGAAGTCCAGTCTTGGCCGAGCTGCTGAATGACACGTCCGTACTCGGGAATGACGTGCTTGCGCGGTATGAGCTTGACATCGGTGTAGCACGGGCATCCGTCGCCATCGGTGGTGACGTCGCCGAGTTCGATGAGAGAATGCCCCCATAGATTGGCTTCGAGTGCGTATTTCAGCAACTGCTTGAACCAAGCCTGGTCGAAGAGGTGGAGCGCCTGGTCGTTGATGTTGCCCTTGGCATCGACGAGCTTGAAGGACTTCGCCATGACGAAGCCTACGCGCTGGGCTACGCATCCAGAGAGGTGGAGGTCGATGTCGATGTCGCGATAGATGTCGTAGAGTCGTGAGCGGTTAGGGTTGTCGACATTGATAGCCATCTGCCATGCGTTGTGCCAGTCGGCGATGTCCTTTCGTGTGAGCGCATCGGTTGTGCGTTGCAGCTCGATGATCATCTTGCCCACGCGCTTGCGGTCGGAAGCCTTTGCGAGGTTGAAGTCGCCGTATTTTGTGTGCAGCACGTTGTGGCCTGACGGCGTGAGGATGCCGCTGAAAAAGTTCTTAATGTCCATAGTTTTACCAATTATGATGTAACTGTTGTTGTGATCCGAAAATGAGAAGGTCGCCGCAGGGTGTGCCGTCGCTGTCGATGTCGAGCGGCAGGTCGGGAATGATTTTGCCAGCCTGCACGCCTTCGAGCCACTTGATGGCGCGTTCGTACCGCTCCTTACGTATCTCGCTGCCCATCTTCTGGGGCATGGCAGCCGTCATGTGATAGAGCGCGATGTCGGCGGCGTACATGACGACGAGTCTGTTTCGCTCGTCGCCTTGCGCAGCGAAGATCGTCTCTGTGTCGTATTTGGGCCGTAGGTAGCCGGCAATCTCCTCGCACGCTTCGAGTTCGGCATTGTCGCGAATCTCTTGTGAAGCTTGCGAGACGACCTTGAGAGCGTTTTCGCCTATGACGACCCTGTAGTCTTCTTGTGTGATGAACATGTGTAGAGTCTCCTTTCTATTTGTAAAAAAATTACCAGATGTTTTTGTTTGTTTGTCGTTTGCCGAAAATGGGTTTGCAGATGCTCTGCCTTGAGCAGCGCTGAAGCATCCATATTGCGCCCTCGTCGGCATCGGGCGCATCGTCGTGCACACGGCTGCCCCGTTCGAGCGCCAGCGTCTGTTCGATGCCGACCTGCATGTCGGGCGAGTCCTTGAGCGCTTCGTTATAGAAGACGAAACCACGCTCCCAAAGCGGGCTGATGGCCTCGATGCGCTGAATTTTGTCGGGCTTCTTTCGCTTGTCTGGCATGATGGGTAGCTGGTAGCCCCGCTGCTCGCCCTCGACTGCAAACTCGTCGAGAATGACATCCTGCATGAAGTTGGCCTCCATGAAGAACTGAACGGGTGCTATGTCGCGTGTACGCTCGTAGAGGTCGTAGAGCCACCGTACCATCTCGCTAACTGTAGCCTGACGCACGAAGGTGTCGATGAGATGGAGTTCGGAACCGATTTTGCCCCACAGTCGGGATGCCTTGTAGTCGTTGGCCGTGGTGGACTTGAACGACGGGTCGGTGTAGCACACGAGCATGTCGTACTTAGAGAGCTTAGGGAGGCGCTTGTATCGAATCCACTCAGCCCGGAAGATTGTGCCGTCGACGATAGGATTGTGCATCATCTCCTTCTCCCAAGCCCGATAGCCTACGAAGTCGCGGTAGGCCTGCGCCTCTTGCTTGGTCCACTTCTCGCTCCAGACCGGCTCGCCGCCGGGATCGACCGCTACGATTTTAGAAAGGAAGACCCCTTTGGTGTGTGAGATGTTGTAGAGCACGGAGTTCTTGCTGATGAGGTTGCCGACCATAATGAAGCGTCCACGACCGACATCGAGCGCACCGAAAAGCGCCTCCTTGACCCAGTTGGTGAGGTCGTGCACGAGCTTGTCGTTGCGACAGAGCTGGTCGTCGTCGAGGTCGTCGATGACGATGTAGTCGGGACGCGACTCACGATCGCGCAGGCCACGAGGCGACTGTCCGCGACCGCAGGCAAGGAACTTCACCCCGCTCTTTGTCTTGAACTCGCCCTCCTGCCAGCAGCCGTCGTTCTTCTGCTGTCCGAAGTCGGCGATGAGCCTCTGGTTGTACTCAAGCTCAGCCTGGATGTCGCCAAGGAGTCGGTCGGCATTGTCTTCGGACTTGCCGACGACGACCATGAAATTGATGAGCCTTTTGGGCTGGAACATCAACCAGAGCGGGATGAAGACATCGAGGTGGGTGGACTTGGCATGTCCACGCGGCCACATGAAGACCGCCTTGAGGTCGGGTGTGGAGCGTACCTTGCGCGCAGCCTCGTTGTGAAAGGGTGCGTTGTGAATGGTGCGCAGGACGTTGCCGGTGGTCTTGTCGCGCAATTGTAGGAAATGGGGGAAGTAATACTCGCAGAAGGCTGCGTAGTTGTTGAGCAATCGCTTGATGCGATTGTTTCTTTCTTTTGGCGTTTCGCTTTTGAGGAGTGAGGTGTCGGTGATTGCCTGCACCTGGCGGCAACGCTCTTTCCACTGGTCGTATGCTTTTTTCTTGTCTGCTGCTGTCATAGGGTAAAAATTGGAAATTGGGTGTTACTGGGCCTTCTTAGGCCTTTCTAAGCCTTTGGGGTTGGGGGCTTGGGGATGGCTTGGGGATGGGCCTTACTGAGCCTTTCTATGCCTTTCTAAGCCTTGGGTGAGGGGTTGGGGTGTTTGGGGCTTGCTGGGCCTTTGGTGATGAGGGATTACTTTATGCCCATCTGCTCGGTGATGTACATGTCCTGGTACTTGTTGATGACGCGCATAAGCTCGGGTGTGACGTCGTGGTCGGTCTGTGACCGGAACTCGAGCCACTTGGAGAATGCCATGAAGACCTCGATAGCGTCGACGACGTTGGCCTTCTTGTCGAGCTTCTCGATGACCGCCGACAGCTTGGCGAGCTTGTCGCTGAGTCCGGCAATGAGCTGCGGGTCGTTGGATGAGTTGACTTGCGTGATGAGCGCGTCGATGGTTAGGAGAAGCTTGTTGACGAGTTCGGGACGGGTGATGTTCTTGGCGGCGCGCGCCTCCTTCCACCCCTCGGCTGTGGACCACTTGGATATGGTGACACGCGAGACCTCGACCTTGTCGGCAATCTCCTGCTGCTCCATTCCGGAGAGATAGAGCGTGCGAGCAAGTGATTTCTTTTTTTCGATTTCTGCCTTTGTCATATTAATAAAGTTTTTTTTTATGCAAAAGTGGGATGATTTCGGTGGCTGTGCAAAAAAGTGTGCAATGGTTGCATAGAAGTGTGCAAGGATTGCACAGTTTTTTGGCGGTGGTAAAAGGAGTTAGTAATATTGCAATCGGAAACGGGCGACGGTGCCCACAAGAAAAAAAGCGAAAGGATATGAATAAAGCGAAACGCGTAAGAATAACCAACGACCGTCTGAACAGCTACGGCACAAGAGTGCTGACAGCAGGGATGGACGTGGAACAATATGAACGCAACCCGGTGCTGCTGTATATGCACGAGCGCGGGAACGTGATAGGCTATGTGAAGGATCTGAAAGTGGAGGACGGCGAGGTGACGGGCGAACTGATGTTTGACGAGGCCTCGGAGCTGTCGGTAAGGTGCAAGAAGCAGTATGAGTTTGGCAGCCTGAAGATGGTGAGTGCCGGACTTGACATATTAGAGACGAGCGAGGACGCGGCACTGCTTGTGCAGGGTCAGACGTGCCCAACGATAACGAAGAGCAAGCTATTTGAGGTGAGCTTAGTGGACGTGGGCGCAAATGACGACGCCATCGTGCTGCAGAAGGACGGCAAGAAGATTACTCTCGGCAAGGACAGCGAATGCCCGTTGCCAATGTTGAACAACAATAAAAAACAAAAACAAATGGAACAGAAACAGTATGCCCTACAGTTGGGGCTGCCGGAAACGGCAACAGAGGTGGAGATTGCAGCGAAGATAAGAGAGCTGACCGCCGCCAAGCAAGAGAACGAGACCCTGCGTAAGGAGAAGGAGACGCTGACACTCGCCAGTATCACAGCCGTCGTGGAGAAAGCCGTTGGCGAGAAGCGCATCGGCGCGGACAAGAAGGAGGAGTTCGTCAACCTCGGCAAGGAGATAGGCCAGGAGAAGCTGGAGCGCATAATCTCAGCGATGTCGCCACAGATGAAACTGAGTGCTGTCATAGGCCACCGGGGCGGAACAGCTCCAGAGGGAACAGCTGCATACAAGAAGCTGAGCGATGTGCCGCAGGGCGAGCTGCTGGCACTGCGCAAGGAGCAGCCGGAGGAGTATAAGCGTCTGTACAAGGCGGAGTATGGCATGGAGTGTGAGCTTTAAGGGAAGAGTGAAGAACGAAGAGTGAAGAATCCAATAGTTAAGTGAAAAGTAAAAACCGATAAAAAAGAAAAAAATGGAAAAGAAGAGATTAATGACACTGTTAATGGCAGTGCTTTTCAACTGTGTGACTGGCGGCATGCTGGCTGCTGCGATGGGTGTGTCGCCGATAGTCGGAGCTGTGGGCATGAACTGTGTGGGCGCGCTGCTGAGCGGCGAGACAGCCCAGGGCGCATTGCGTGCAGGCGTTTGCAAAGAGATATGGACGGGCGAGCTGGTGAAGTCGTTGCGCGGTTTTGTGGCAGGTACTTGGCTTGACGGCATACCGGACAATTCGAGCATCGTGGACAACGACGTGATACACCTGGTGGATGTAGGCGTAGACCCGGAGGTGCTTGTGAACAATACGACCTACCCTATCCCACTGCAGGCGCTTGACGACAAGGACATAGCTGTGAAGCTTGACAAGTTCCAGACAAAGGTGACTCCGATCACCGACGACGAGCTGTACAGCATAAGCTACGACAAGATAGCGCGTGTGAAGGAGAGCCACTCGAACGCCATCAACGACGCGAAGTTCGCCAAGGCAGCGCATGCTCTGTGTGCGAAGTCGAACGCAGAGAAGACCCCAGTGCTGAAGACCACTGGCGAGAAGGACGGAGCGACTGGCCGCCTGAAGATGACGGTGAAGGACGTGCTCGCCATGAAGGCAGCGATGGACAAGCTGGGTGTGCCGACCACAAACCGCCGCCTGGTGCTGTGTACGGACCATGTGAACGACCTCCTGGCAGCAGACCAGACCTTCAAGGAGCAGTATAACATAGACCGCAACACGGGCAAGGTGGGCAAGCTGTACGGCTTCGACATATACGAATTTGAGAACACTCCCTATTATGCTGCAGCCGGAACGAAGAAGGCCGTGGGCGACAAGGGCGGTACGGCAGGCGACTTCCACTGCTCGTTTGCATTCTACACTCCGCGTGTGTTCAAGGCTACGGGTTCGACAAAGATGTACTGGAGCCCGGCAGAGAACAACCCGGAGTATCAGCGTAACGAGGTGAACTTCCGCCACTACTTCGTGTGCATGCCCAAGAAGGAAGATGCGGGCGTGGTGATGAGGAGCGACTACAAGGCCGGATAAGTGAAGAGTGAAGAGTGAAAAGTGAAAAATCGAGTATGGCAGGGATGAAATACTTAGTGCTGCACTGTACCGCCACGCCTGAGGGCCGTGAGGTGACCAGTGGCGAAATTCGCCACTGGCACACCGACCCAGTAAAGAAGGGTGGTCGTGGCTGGAAGCAAGTTGGCTATACGGACATGATTCACCTTGACGGTAAAGTGGAGCGACTTGTGGGGAACAACGAGGACGCTGAGGTGGACCCATGGGAGGTGACCAACGGCGCGAAGGGCTACAACACGGTGAGCCGCCATGTGGTGTACGTGGGCGGTGTGTCAAAGGACGGCAAGACAGCCAAGGACACGCGCACAGAGGCACAGCTGAAGGCGATGACGGCGTATGTGAGGGACTTCCACGAGAGATTCCCCCAGATAAGGATAGTGGGCCATGGCGAGCTACCGGGTGTGAAGAAGGCTTGTCCGAGCTTTGACGTGGCAGCGTGGCTACGATCGATAGGAATATACCAAAAGTAAAAAAAAATGGATGGCATGAATATCAGCGAAGTTCTGAACGTGGTGCTCGGTGGCGGTCTGGTGGCTACGATAATAGCAATAAGCACGCTGCGTGACACGATAAGGAAAGCGAAAGCGGAATCGATGAAGGCCGAAGCCGATGCCGAGACGGTGCGTATGGACAACGCAGAGCATGCCACCCGTATCTTGGTAGAGAACATTGTGAAACCACTGAAAGAAGAACTGAATGAGACGAGAAGAACGCTGGAAGCGACGAAACGTGAGATGGCACGGCTCAGGAAGACGATTGATGCCGCTAACAGTTGCAAGCATCATGATGACTGTCCTGTTCTTGTCGGGCTGCGGGACTTGCCGAAAGGCGAGCGAAGCTCGGGAGGAAAACGTGAGGCACGTACTCGCGGACAGCCTCCGGAGCGAGTTGCGCCAGACGTGGACGGAGACCGTACCTCAGGAGGAAGCGAAGCTGGAGATAAGTCTGGCGGAACTGACTAACCTGCCGGAAAAGGCAGAGTATAGGGCTAAGACGGGACGCGCCAGCGCAACGGTAAAGAAAAAAGGCGGCACCATCGTGGTGTACGCGACGTGTGACAGTCTGCAACGTCAATGTGAGTACCTGGAACGCCAGCTGTCGCTCAGCAAGAGTGCATTGGACGGGCATTGGAACGCTGTCAGAACGGAGGAAAAACGCCGTTCGAAGGGGTGGATGATGCTTATTATCGCCTTTATCGTCGGAGTGGCGACCGGCATAGTAACAACAATAAAAACAAGAAAGATATGGCAGAATCGAAGAAATTCATGTACGGCATAGGCGCCGTGAAGTTTGGTGATAAGACTATGGGCTATATAGAGAAGGGCAGCTGGGACTGGGGCGGCTCTAAGCCGGAGAAGGTGGACGTAGAGGCGGAGCAGGTAGTAGGCGCTCCGGTGCTGACCCTGGTGACGAAGAACGGCACAATAGCTCCGACGTTCAACCTGATACAGCTGGACTATGAGAACCTCCAGCTGGTGCTGGGCGGAACGCTTGTAGGTTCGACTGGTGCGTATACTGGCTGGAAAGCCCCGACCGACCTTGTGGAACTGCGCGGCAAGTGTGAGATAGTGCTGAAGAGCGGCCAGACGGTGACGATACCGAGCGCGACGCTCATGGCCAACCTCGGCGGCAAGCTGACGCTGACAGAGGTGTCGAAGATAGAGTGCCAGCTGACGGTGAACGCTCCGTCAGACAACAGCGCCCCTTACGAAGTGTCGGACACAAAGGCAGGAGGTCCAGGAAAGTAATAGTGTATGGATGAGAAGACCATCAGACAAATAGAAAAGGAAGGTGCGGAAGCTTTATTGGACACTGGTCTTTCAGTGCCCTTGAAGGAATGGCACCTTCCTTTTTTTAAAAAGTCGTTCCATCTACGTGTGACCATGCGCCGACCAACTTTGGCAGGGCAAATCAGAATAGCCAAAGAATGGTTGGCAATGGGCGTGACGAGCGAAGAAATGTGGCACTTCACCAAGGAAGAAGAAATGCAGTTTCTCGTTAAGCATGGCAAGAAAATCAGCCGCATGATAGCTTACACCCTTTGCCGAGGCTGGATAAGCCGCCATCTGTTGGTGGGCTTGACGGCATGGACTGTGAGGAACTGGATGGAAAACAAGTATCTTGTCAGCGTGACAAAGAAGTTTGTCGGGCTGATGGGGACAGACAGTTTTACAGATATTATCAAATCGGCAGAAGCGGTGAATCCGATGAAGCTGAGGAAGAGCCAAAAGACGAAAGGGAGTTAACGAGCGAATACGAAGGCTCCCATAGCCCTTTCGGTTTTGTGTGGCAGATAGCAAGCGAGACGGGTTGGAGCGTAGACTACATACTGAACGGTGTGAACTACCAGACCCTGATTATGATGCTGAGCGATGCCCCACATTATGTAAGCAAGAAGAAGAACGGCAAGCCCAAGGACGAAAGAAGCGCCGAAGAGGAAGCCGACGACATTGTAGGATTTTTTCAAAGTAAACTGAAATGAGCAACGGCAAGACGGTAGCAATAGAAATAGAACTCCTGGACCGCATCAGCGGTGGACTTGACAGGGTAAACAAGAAAATAGATGCCTTGACTGGTGGCAGCGCTGAAGCGAAGAAAGGCTTGAGCGGATTGGAGAACATGAGCGACAGGGTGAAACGGTCGCTCATGGGTCTTGGCATGGCCTTTTCGATGAAAGGGCTCGTCTCGGAAATTGCTAACGTCAGAGGTCAGTTCCAGCAGTTGGAGGTGGCCTTCAACACCATGCTTGGGAGCGCCGACAAGGCAGATGCCCTGATGGCCCAACTTGTGCGTACCGCAGCCACGACACCGTTTGACCTTGAAGGTGTGGCACAGGGTGCGAAACAACTCTTGGCGTATGGCATGGAGGCAGAGAAGGTGAACGAAACCTTGATTCGTCTGGGTGACATTGCCGCAGGTCTTAGTATGCCATTGAATGACCTCGTTTATCTGTACGGAACAACGATGGCGCAAGGCAGACTTTACACGCAAGACCTTAACCAGTTCACTGGTCGTGGCATTCCGATGATCCAGGAACTCGCCAAGGTGTTTGGTGTGGCAGAGAGCAAGGTGAAAGACCTGGTAGAAGCCGGCAGGGTAGGATTTCCAGAAGTGCAGAAGGTAATAGAAAACCTTACTGGCGAAGGCAGCAAGTTCGGTGGCTTGATGGAGGAACAGAGCAAGACCATATCAGGACAGATACGCAACATCAAAGATGACATAGCCAGCATGTTCAACGACATGGGCAAACAAAGCGAGGGCGTTATCAATACAACACTTAGCGGTGTGACCTATATCGTGGAACATTATGAGCAATTCGGACGTGTTCTGATGGGATTGGTTGCCACTTATGGAACATACCGCACGGCTTGCATGACGGTGGCAGCAGTCCACAGTCTCATAACGGTTGGTATTGGTGGCATGACCGCAGCGGAAGCCATACACTATGGCTGGATAGTAATGGTGGAGAAAGCGCAGAAGCTGCTTAACGCTACCATGCTAAGCAATCCATACGTATTGGTAGCCACTGCTATTGCCGGTGTTGTTGCCATGATGATAAGCATGAAGACAGAGACGGAACTGATCAAGGCAGCAGACGAAGCGTATGAGGCACAAAAGCAAAAAGTGATTGAGGCAGAGGAAGAACACAAGCGCAAGATGGAAGAACTGTGCTCCATTGCAGGAGACGAAGCACTCAGCACCGACACCAGACGTGAGGCCCTGAACAGACTCGAACAAAAGTATCCCTCGATATTCGCCAAATATGACACGGAATATGAGAAACTGAGAAACATCAAGAAAATAAAGCAGGAAATCGCTGAGCTGGAAGCAGGGCAAAGCATAGCCAAGCCCAAGAACGAGCTGGGCAACGTGAACAAGCGCATAAAAGAACTTGAAGCCAAGCAGAAGACAGAGCGGTGGAAAATGAGTTACGGTTCGCTTCACAGAGTTGGCGGTTTGAGCCGTGAGGAGGAAGCCGAGCTCAAGAGTCTTCAACAACGTCAACAGAACCTTAACAAGCAGGTGCGCAAGGATGCTGTGAATGCCTACTTTGAGGACCTCACCGGTGTCAGCAACAACGACCTGAAGAAACAGATAAAGGAGCGTGAGAACCTAATGGCCCGGATGAAGATGTCGGGGAGGAAGTATGGCTATACCACGAATGACGGCAAAAACATCCGTGGCACTTACACCATGGATGAACTGCAATATCAGTTGAACAAGCTGAGATCAGAACGAAACCGCCGTAACGAGCCGAGAAGATCGAGCAGCGATTGGGGTGCAGCCGACAAGAAGGCTTACCAGGCAGCCTTGAAGGAATATAACGATTTCGTCAGAAACGGCTCAAACAACCTGACCAAGGAAGAATATGACAAGAAGGCAAAGGAGCTGAAAGAAAAGACAGAACTTGCCAAGAAGGAATATGATTCGCGCAAAGCCGGTACGGACAAAGACAGCGACCGGGCTGAAAAGGATGCAGCCAAGGCCGAAGCAGCTGAAGAACGCCGTAAGCAGGTGAAGGAAAAGGTGGGTCAGGAACTTGTGGCGCTGCAACGCAAGAATGACAAAGAAGAAATTGACACCATGCAAGAAGGCTTGGAGAAGAAGCTCCGCCAGATAGAAAACGACTACCAGGCACAGAAGGACGCAATCGACAAGCAAGAAACGGCATGGAAACGCGACAACAAGAAAGCAGGCATTGCGACTGAGGCGAATGGGCTGACCAAGGAACAGACGGACGCCATAAAAGAGGCTAACGCCCTGAACGAGAAAAGCCGAAGCAAAGCCATCGAGGATGCCAACAAGGAAGCCTTGAAGGAGGAATTGCTTGCCATGACAGACTATTTGAAGGAGTATGGAACCATACAAGAGCAAAAGTATGCCATAGCCAAGGAATATGCCGAGAAGATAAAGGAGGCGAATGAGGGAGCCGGCACTGCTGAGGAAAAGAAGTGGAAGGTGAAAGCCCTGGAAAAGCAACGTGACGCCGCCATGGGGCAAGCTGATGCCAAGAGCCTTGCCATGAACATAGATTGGGGTGCAACCTTTGATGGTGTGGGCAATGTGCTGAAAGACGTGGCAAGAGAGACACTGGGCAAGGTGGAGGAGTATATGAAGACGGCAGAGTTTAAGGCTTTGTCGGCAGAAAACAAAAAGACCTACACCGACTTGCAAGCCAAATTGAAGCAAGAGACTGGCGGGGAAAGCACGAGTGCGTTCAACTTTAAGATATGGGACACGATAGCCGAGAATGTGAGGACGTATCAGGAGAGCGTGCGAACCCTACGCGAGAAGACAGACGCGCACACGCAGGCAGTGGCCGATCTGGAACGTGCACAGCAAAAGCTGGCCGAGGCGACGGACGACGCATCGAAAGAAATGGCGCAGAAGGCTGTGGACATAGCGCAGGGGAAGGTGGAGACGACGGCAGCGTCGCAGACCGAGGCTGAGGAGGCGAGCGACAAGGCACGGAAGACCCTGACGGACAACACCAACGCCGCAGCGCAGGGCATTAAAAATTTTACAAACTATCTGAGCGAGATGTCGAACGGGTCGCTGTACGGTTTTGCGAACGGCATGACGAAGCTCATCACCTCGCTGTCGAAAGGCTCGGATGGTATAGGCAAGTCGCTGGGCGAACTGGGTGGCAAAGTAGGCGGCATCGTGGGGGCCATACTCCAGATACTTGACGCGTTGGGCGACGATCCGAGAGGCTTCATCGACAATCTGATGGGTCGTGTCAGCGACGCGATAAACAATGTGGTGGCGGATTTGCCGATGATAGTCGTTGACGTGGTGAAGGACGTGGGCAACATCCTGGCAGGTTTGGTCAGTGGCATTGGCAGCTGGTTTGGCGCAGGCAACATATTCGGTCTGAACGGCAACCAGAAGGAGGTGAAGAAAACCATAGAGACGCTGACCATGCGGACCGAACTGCTGCAGAATGCCATTGAAGACCTGACGGACGTGATGGAGAAGAGCTACGGCCAGAAAGCCACGGACGCCTACGAGCAGGCGAAGCTGAACCAGCAGGAGACAAATGCCAACTATCTGGGCATGGCCTATGCGCAGGCCGGCTACTGGAACAAGCACCGTAGCTGGAAACACTACTGGAAGGGATTCACGGGCGACCAGACGGAATGGATAAAGCAGAACGTGAAGGGCGACTTCAACGGCAGCATCTGGAGCCTAAGCCCCGAGGAAATGAAGAAGCTGCTGGGCAATGTGGATATAGCTGAGTATATAAAGAATACCGGCAAGGGAGGCTACGGCGCCAAGGTGCTGGACAAGCTGCAGGACTATGCCGCGCAGGCGGGCAAACTGGAAGAACTGACGGACAGCTGGCGCGAGACGGTGACTCAGATAAGCTTTGAGAGCATGAAGGACAGCTTCATGTCGAACCTGATGGACATGAAGAAAGGCTCGAAGGACTTTGCGGAGGGTTTTGCCACGGACATGCAGAAGGCCCTGCTGAGCTATTCGATGGAAGACCTGGTGAACGGCAAACTGAAGAAGCTGTACGACGACTGGGCCAAGACCATCTCGGAGAAGAACGGAGAGCTGACGGAGAAGGACATCGAGGACTTCAACCGCCGTTATGACGAGATTGTGGCTGAAGGCCTGAAGCGAAGGGACGAGTGGGCGAAGGTGACGGGCTACGAGGATGCGAGCGGTACGAGCCAGAGCGCGAAGGCAGGAGGATTCAGCGCCATGACGCAGGAGCAGGGCACGAAGCTGGAGGGAATGTTTGTGAGCGGGCTGCAGCACTGGTCGAGTATGGACGAGAGGCTGGAGACGGTGGCAGAGCGCATGAGCGTAGCCGAGAGCCACCTGGCACGTATAGCCGAGAATACGGGCACGAGCGCCGAGCATCTGGGCGAGATAAAGGAAGAGATAAGAAAAATATTAAGGGACGGACTAAAAGTGAAATGACATGGACAAGATACTTGGAGGTCTGGTGCTGGTGAACGGCACAGACATCTGGAAAGAGTACGGCGTGTTCCTTGTTGAGGACAAGCGCGGCGGCATGGACAACCTGACCGCGATACTGACGCCGAGCAAGACGAAGAAGGACATAGCCGTGAACATACGCGAGGAGCAGGGCGAGAAATACTCGGCGACGCTGACCCCACGAAACGAGCCGAGAGACGTGACACTGAACTTTGCGATGTACAACAGCACGAAGGCGGGTTGGCTGCAGAAATACCTCTCGTTCATCAACTTTCTGAAGCAGGGCAAAAACGGCTGGCTGGACATAGGATTCGTGCAGCTGAACATAACGCTACACGTGAAATACACGGAAAGTCCGAAGTTCACGCCGCTGACGTATCTATGGAAAGAGGGAGTGCATGCCGGAAAGTTCAAGGTGAAATTCCGTGAGCCGGTGCCTATAATATAACGCCATCGAAACATCGTTCAAACATCGTTCAAAAAACATTAAAACAGCATTAAAACAGCATCGGAGTATGATAATAACGATATACGACAAATCGGGCAAAGCCCGGGCGGAAATATCTGCGGGTGAGAGCAGCACGCAGCAGAAGGGCGTGCAGAGCGACAACGTTCTGTCGCTCTCGTTCACACATTACGAACACATAGCGCTCGATGTGAATGACTATGTGGACTTTGAAGGCGAGCGCTACTGGCTGACGGAGCGATATGTGCCAGCGCAGAAGAGCGAGGGCGAGTGGACGTATGACGTGAAGCTGTACGGCATAGAGAGCATGATAAAACGCTTCCTGGTGCTGGAGACGACGGACGGCAATGCCGAGCCCGTGTTCACGCTGACCGCCACGGCGAGGGATCATGTGGCAATGGTGGTGAAGTGTATAAACAACGGCATGGGACACACGACGGACTGGAAGGTGGGCCGTGTGGACGGTCAGGAGCTGATAGTGATAGACTACGAGGGTAAATACTGCGACGAGGCTCTGAAGGAGATAGCCGAGAAGGTGGGCGGCGGAGCCGAGTGGTGGGTGGAAGGCCAGACGGTGAACATCTGCCGATGTGAGCACGGCGAAGAGATAGAGCTGGGCTACGGCAAGGGACTGACGAGCCTGGAGCGTGAGACCGGCAACAGCAGCAAATTCTACACGCGACTGTTCGCAATAGGCAGCAGCCGTAACATAGACGCGGAGAAGTATGGGCACAGCCGTCTGATGCTGCCAGGCGGCAGGCAGTATGTAGAAGTGCACACAGACGAGTATGGCGTATATGACCACTACGAGAAGGACGCATTCAGCGGCATATATCCACGGCGCACGGGTGAGGTGAGCTCGGTGCGGAGCGAGGAAGTAAAGGGCGATGACGGAAAGACATTCACCGTATACTACTTTAAAGACGAGACGCTAAGCTTCGACCCGAACGAGTATGAGCTGGCAGGCGAGAAGAAGCGAGTATCGTTTGCGGACGGCGAGCTTGCCGGACTGGGTGCGTCGGACGATCACTATTTTGAGGTGAACTTCGACAGCAAGACACGGGAGTTTGAGATAATTACAATCTGGCCGTATGCAGACAATACTCAGGTGCCGGGCGGAAAACTTGTGCCGAAAGCAGGCGACCACTATATACTGTGGAACGTGAGGATGCCGGAGGAGTACTACCGGAAGGCAGAGGAGGAGCTTATGGCAGCTGTGGAAAAATACAACGCGGAGCACTGGCAGGACATAAGCGTATATAAAGCCCCGACCGACCACGTGTGGATGGAGGAGAATAACGTCGTGCTGTATGTAGGCAGGCGTGTAAGGCTGGTGAGCGAAAAGTATTTCGCGGACAAGGGCTACAGACAAAGCCGTGTGACGAAGATAACACGCAAGGTGAACCTGCCAAGCCAGATGGATCTGGAAATCAGCGACGCCCTGCAGACCGGTGCGCTTGAGAAGGTGAACGACAGCATAGGTGAGCTGAAGAACTACACCAAGTCGAGGACGGAGGGTGCGGCTCTGCCGGACGTGATACGCTCGTGGGACTCGACTCAGCCTACGGATAATAATCTGTTTTCGGCGAAACGCAGTATGCAGGAGTTTCTGAGCTGCAAGAATAATGATACGGCGCAGGGATTGATACGCTTTATGGAGGGCCTGAAGCTGGGCGACGGCGACATGGGGCTTGACGCTAAGGGCGGGGCTGTGCTGAGCGACGTTGTGGTGGACCGTGTGCATGACGCCAAGTCTACGCCTGCCGACCGCGTTATGGTTGGCGCTCAGGGCTTCGACCTGTACATGGGT